AAAGATTTTGGGGCTTGCATGGTAGTCGTTGGTGTCGGCAAAGTTGGAAAGCAACTTTTCCAGCCTGTCTATAAGGCTTTGCACGTCTTCCCATTCTACTTTCGGCTGGCATCCGTACACAATCGGAATTTTGCCTATTGCAAGTTTCTTCGGATAACCTGCGGCTAACTCCCATTGCCCGTTTGCCTGTCCGTCTTCCTTATTCTCGCAACTCCATAAATAGTGGTAGTCTTTCGTGTACGTCTCGAAGTAGGTGCGGCTCTTAAGGTCTGCGCCCTTTCGTTTGAACTCACGGCTAAACGCCACCATGTCGCGGTTCTCGTCGAAGTACGGGTAAAGCGTATCGCCAAAGGCTGGCGAGAATAACGCTACCTTGAATTTCTTTTTTGTCGTGAAGCCGTAAAGGTCGTGTTCCTCGCCTTCCACTTGATACCAAAGTTCGGCTACCTCTGTTGTGCCGTAGATGTTACGCGCCGCCTTCCTGTTTACGGTGCTAATCTTCACGTCGTAGAAGACGCGCTTAATAGCCTGTAGTATGGCGGTTTCGGTGTCGTCGGCTGGGGTGCAGTTGTACGTTACGGGGTTGCCGAAAGTGAAGGAAACGGCGCGGTCTCTGATAAGTCGCTGAATTGCCAACGCTATACGCGCTACAGGCTCCAGCCGTGCGCCTTCTCTCTGTAGTTCCGCGTTTGGGTTTACGTTAAGGACTTCCCCGTAATCGTCGGCGTTCTTATCTACTATAACCAACTTGTCGGGGCGTTTCTTGCTGTCCATAACGTCGTGTTCCTTCGGGTCTATCTGTGCCGCGTACTCTATCGTTCGCGGCTGCTCCGTGATGCGCCCGTTGCGAAGTTCTGCTACTACTGCTTGAAGGTCTGTGCCTTCCTGTTGGCTGGCTTGTAGCAATTCGTCCAGCGTCATTGTCTGTTCGTCGTTCATTGTTTACAAATTTATTGGGTGTTACAAATGTTTAACCGAAAATCCTTGTTAGGTTCTGCGCCTGTTGGTTGCGCTTTTCTACCGTACCCGTAAGCGCGTCGGGTGCATCGTCGTGTGCGTTGCCGCCTTGTTTCTTATACTGCGTTATTGCCTTGTGGAACTGCGGAAATAACACGTTCCACCTTTCGGGCATAAAGCAAATGTTCTGCACCTCGTTTGAATGGTTGAAAATCCTAACGTCTTTATTCTCTGTCTGCGTGAAGAAGGTAAACGACGTTTTTTTATTGCCTAAAATTCGGCAGTTGTCGCGTACCTTGCGCCCGAACCCCCTGCCGCCGTTGTTGCTCTCTACGATGCATTCCTCAACCTCAAAGCGCGTTAGCCGTCGGGGTGTCTCACTTTCGGTTGTTTCCATCGGTGCGGTTGTATAGTACACGTCAAGAATGAAGTTACCTATTTCCGTTTCAACGTAGATAATGCAACAAAGGAAATCCGCGCCCGTGTCGGCTGTATCTATATACGCCTTAACCTTCCGCTTCTGCGTTATGGGTACGGCTGCGTAGGTGGTAAACCCTCTTTCGTACATCAATCCTGCTATAGGCTTGGGGTTCTGCATATACTGCGTATCGAAAACAAAGGCGTTTTTCTCGCGTAGGTCGTGCAATTCCTGTAGGGTGTGCTTAAACTCCCAAAGCGCGGCTTCCTCTCCCTTGTCGTTGTACTCAATAACGGGCAAACTTAATACTTCCCATTCTTCGGGTTCAAGCCGCATAAGGTAGCCGCAAAGGTCTTCTTCGTCCAAACGCTGCATAATGATAATTATCGGGGTCTTTCGGCTGTTTACACGGTTTCGGATTGTTGTCTCGAACTTTTGGTTTACCTTGTCGCGTACCGTCTCGCTTCGGGCATCGTCGGGCTTGATGGGGTCGTCTATCACTATCGCGCCGCCAAATGTGCCGTCGCTGACGCTTGCAAGTTCTTCCACCTCTGCGGCTAATTCTTCTTCCTCGTCCTTTTCCTCGTCCACGATGCCAGCACCAAAACCCGTTACCTGTCCTGCTGACGAAACGGCGTACAATCCGCCGCCCTCTGTCGTGAACCATTTGCGCGTGTTTACGCTGGTCGGCTTCGTGCCGGGAAACAAACGCCTATAACTGTCTTCGCGTAAAATTTCCTGTACGCCTCTGCTGTTGTCTCGCGCCAAATCGTCGCTATATGACAGGTGTATAAACTTCGCCTTCGGGTTAATGGCTAACCCCATAGCAATAAAGTTCTTTACGGCTAACTCTGTCTTCCCGTAGCGTGGGGCGATATTTATAATAAGGCGCGTACACTCGCCACTTAATACCCTGTCGAGTGCCTTTGATATCGCTATATGGTGTTTGCCTATAACAAACTTACGCTTAAACTTCTGCTTGAAAAAGTAGCGCGTGAAGTTGAGCGTACTCTGTAGCGTCCACGTCTTTATTATGTCAATATCTCTGTACCCATTCGTACCATTCCGTTACTTCCGTTGCGCTTATTCCGTAGAATTTCTTTGCCCCTGCCTTTCCCATAATCTTTACCCGAAATTCCGCAACGCGAGAACGCGGTCGCCCTTTCGGGTTTCCGCTCTCTCCTTTCTTCCACGCTGGGCGTAAATTCTGCTCGTTTGCCATTTCTCGGTGTTTTATGGGTTTTATCTCGGTGTTATTCCGCCGTCTTCTTGAAGTTGCCTAAATACTCGGCTTTATCGCCTGTCAGTTCCTCGTAACGCTTACAAATCACGTCTATATAACAAGGGTCTAACTCAACCATATAACAAGCGCGTCCTAACTGCTCCGCCGCCATCATGGTGCTTCCGCTTCCGCCGAATAAGTCTAAAACTACTTCGCTGGGGCGTGTGCTGTTCTTAATCAGCCTTCCCATAAGTTTTAGCGGCTTCATGGTGGGGTGGTCTGCGCTCCTTAACGGTTTGTCTTCGTGTATGTCCGTAGTTGGTAGGTTAAGAACCTTCGTAAGCAAGTCCTTAAGTTCCTGCTTCGTGAGGGCGTTCAAGTCTAACGCTTCGTCTTCCGTGAGCGTGATTAGGTCGCGCCGTGCTACAAAGTAATGGCTTGCGCCGTGCTTCCAACCGTATAGGCATGGTTCGTGCTTCCATTGGTAGTCTTGCCTTCCTAATACGATGTTGTTCTTTACCCAAATAAGTATTTGTTTTAACTCCCAACCTACGCGCTGAACTGCAAGTTTGAAGTTCAAACCTTCTGTTCCTGCGTGCCAAATGTAGAACGCGCCGCCAGGCTTTAGGTAGGTATTCGCGTTGCTGAACGCCTTAAACAAAAAGTCTTGAAAAGCCGAGCCTTCCATCTTGTCATTTGCTATATCTTTCTGCACTCGGTTTCCTTTGTCGGCTGCGTTAAGTGCTTCGTTCTTGCTGGAGTAATCGACGTTATAGGGTGGGTCGGTTAGTAGAAGGTCGGCTTTTTGGTCGCCCATGAGTATCTGCAAAACCTGTTCGTCGGTGCTGTCGCCGCAAATTAGGCGGTGTCTGCCTAACTTGTAGATGTCGCCTTCCTGCGCCTTCGCCTTTCCTGTCATTGCGTCGGCTGGGTTAAAGTTGTCTTCCTCTGCTTCGTCTTCCTTAACGTCGCCGTCCATCGGTGGTAAATCCACGCCCCAGCGGTCTAATTCATCCACGTTCCAAAGGTTGGCTAACGCTTCAAAATCCCACTCGCCGAAGTTGTTGTTATCTTTAATGGCTATAGCGCGTAACTGCTCGGCGGTTGCTCCCTGCGGAATGACTTTGCAAACGGCTTCTTTATAGCCTAATTCCTTTAAGGCTCGGTAGCGCATATTACCACCAATAATAACGTACTTGTCGCCGTGCTGGTAAACAAGCACTTCGCGCAAAGATAGCATTTCGGGGTTTTCCTCTATCGACGCTTTTAGTTTCTTGTACTTGGCTACGTCAATCCTTCGGGGGTTCGTGGGTACGCCCTCTAACTGCCCTTTGTTCGGTTCAAGTTGCGACAAAGGCAAAATTACGCTTTGCTGCAACTGCTTGGGGTCGATGCGCTTTGTGTTCTTTGCTGCTGCCATACGTCCTGCTGGTTAAAATGGTAGGTCTATATCTCCGCTTCCCCAGCCTAAATCGTCGTTTCCGCCGCTGTTGCTGCCGCCGTCGCCTTCTGCCTTCATTACTGCGCTTCCCTTGAAGGTCGCGCCAAAAAGTGCCGTAACCGCTATAAGTGCGGTTGCCCCTGCAATCAAAATTTTAAGTGTTACCATAGTCGCCTGTTGTTTATTCGTTAAACTTCTGCTTCGTTATGACATCCCAAAGTTCGTGATGCCGTATGTCCTTTTTAATCGTGCCGAAACGCTCCATAACCTTGCTAAAGCAATCTTCGTAGAAGTCGTAAAGCGTCGGGTTTTCCTCTATAGTGAACTGCTCCACGTTGCCGCTACTGCGC